CCTTTATTTGCTCCGCCTTGGCATCCAGCGCCGCAGCTATGCTGGACGCTACCTTCTCGTCCGCGGCCCTTGCTAATCTGAATACCTGAGCTATCTTGCGGCCGATTTCTTTTAATAGCATGACTGAGCTCCTTTCGTGAAGCGATTGTTCGGCTCATATTTCAGCTCTATGGATCTCACTTCTCCATCATCGTCTGTGTGAACCTTCATGTCCGTGAGGTTCAGTTCCTCTACGACGTCTTTCAGTGGCTTTGTGTATACGTCATTCAGTTTCATCTCTCTACCTCCTATTCAAAGTACGCGCGCCAGTCATCCACGACTGTCTTGGCCATGTCTTCTTTTCTGGCCAGCGCCTTGCCGATCATCTCATCCACGGTTCCCTCGGTCTCTAGGTCGATGTATGTGCAGGTGTTTCTCTGGCCGATTCGGTGGATCCTGGAGAGGCTCTGTTCGTATGTGGCGTAGTTGAAGTTCTTTGAATAGTAGACGCATGTATCTGCAGCTGTCAGGGTAACTCCGACGCCGAGGGTGTCGATCTGGCCGACGATGATCACGGTGTCCGGATCTTCCTGAAACTGTTTGATGATCGGTCCACGGTCTTCTTTCTTAATCGCTCCGTAGATGGCCACCTGCTTCTTTCCTGTCTTCTGGAAGGTCTTATCTATCATTTTCATGATGGCGGTTACTTCCGGGATAAACCTTGCGAAGATCACCAGCTTCTTTCCTGCGCCTAGTACGTAGTCCTCGATGATATCCTGGAGCGCATCCAGCTTCGCTGTGTTGACGAGCTCCGGCTTGTCGCTGTCGTCTGTGACCAGGAATCCTCCGGCCAGCTGCTGCAGTCTCAGGAGCCTTGTCAGCACGGTCGTGGCCGTGATCTTGTCTCCGTTAGATAACTCTGCATAGCTGCTTCGCTTGATCTGGTTGTATAGGTCTTTTTCCTTTTTGCCGAGCTGGACCTTCCTCTTGATGAACGTCTGCTCCGGCAGGTCGATTGCTTCTTCCTTCGTGATTCTGAATGCGATCGAGTGCTCTTTTCGGATCAGACCGTCCAGGTCCTTGTATCCGACGATCTGCTTTCGGTTGAAGCCTCCCATGATCGCGTACCGGTTTCTGAATTGGTAGAAGTTCCGGCCGAAGATCGAAGCGTCCAGGAACCGGTACTGACTCCATATGTCGATTGCATCATTCTGTACCGGTGTTCCGGAGAGGATGAGCTTGTACCTCGCCTGGTCTCCTAACTTATGTATTGCTTTGCTCTGCTCTGCGTCGTGTGTCTTGATTCGCTGGCTCTCATCGCATATAATCAGGTCAGCGTCGTATTCCTGGAGCTTCTCAAACAGTCCATCTCTCCAGGTTGATTCGTAGTTGATCACGGCGACCTTGAGCGCTTTGAACGGGAACGCCTGCAGGTCTTCAATCATTCGGATCCTTTGTTGCTTCGTTCCCAGGAGCGCTTTGCAGGTCACTTTGAAGTCTGCGACCTCTGCGATCTCTTTTGGCCAGACCGACACGACGGACGTTGGTGCGATTACCAGGACTCTCTGGATCGCGCCTTTTTCATATGCGGCTCCTGCGATGGCGATCGCAGTTCTGGTCTTGCCGCATCCCATTTCAAATAAAAGACCGAAGCCCTTATTTGTGTTGGCTACCATTTACTTTCCTCCTTCACTTATTTGCTACCGGCTCCAGCTCCTGGAACTCGGCGCCATCCATCAGCTCTCTGTCTTTCAGGATGTCTTTTCCGCTTATGCTTCTGATTCCCTGGTATTCGTAGTACTCGTTCTGCCCGCGGTTGTATCGTTTGTTATATTCCGGATTCTGCAGCCGTTCGTATTTTCCACGCGTGGCCAGCGCTGTCCGGTTCAGCTTCTCTGCGATCAGTGTGAAATCGTAGCCTTCGTCTACCATGCGGCACAAGGTTTCCACTTCGTCCTCCGTCCATTTTCGGGGGGGCACCGCACGGGCTTCTTATTGATTCCAAGGTCTAGGATCCTGCGCTTGATGGCTCCTTCCGAATGTCTCAGCTCTGCTGCCAGGTCGCTGTATGTATATGTCCCTTTGCTGAGTAGGTACCGGAGCTTGTCGTCTTCCGTCTTCGTCCATGCTGCGTTGTGCTGGCCGTGAAGCTGCAGCTTTTTATAATCCGCCTTGCGCTTCACATCCACCCAGTCTGGTTCTGCTCCGAGACCGTATTTCTCGAACCGGGAGAAGTCCAGGATGCTCTTGTTATCCTCGGCCCATTTCCAGAATGCATCGATGTCGATCACCCTGAACCGGTTCTTTTTCACTACGTGCCATTTGACCGGCAGTCCGTACCGGATCAGCCTGTCGCTGGTGTAACCAAGCATGTTCTTTCCGTAGATTGCAAGCATGAGCTGGTTCAGGGATATCCTTGTGTCTCCGGCCAGGTGTGCGCCGCATCCGAGCCGCTGTGCTCTGACGATGATTGCGTTCTCTGAGCGGCCGAGAGCCTTGGACAGTCCTTTGATGGAGACCGTGCCCCATTTATCCTGCAGGTAGGCTTCCTCTTTTTCGGTCCACTGCTTCTTTTTCCTGGGTGCATCAACGAGTTTTCTCATAGTCCAGGCACCTCGATTCTTTGAACGCGCGCGCCATCATCTGAGCTGTTTCGCCTTCGTAATTGCCGCACATTCCTTCGTTATCAATATCCGCATAGACTCTCCTGAAGAAGTCATCAAATCTATTGTTTACGTAGTCTTTTGCGAATTCCTTTGGAATCTCTAACTGTATGATCATCGTCTCCTGCCTCCCTTCGTGCTCATATGTGGGTAGTCGCGGTCTGTGTACGCTTCTCTGTCCCAGGAGAGCTTCTTTCCGCACCAGTGACAGTGCGTGTGGCCGACCTGTGTTCTCTTGCCGCAAAGCGGGCAGGTATAAAGCCCTGCTGCACGTCTGACCGCCATTGCTGGCTGTTCGTACTTCTGGCTCATCTCTGATGCCTGAGCTGTTGCTTTGCTGTAATCTGCGACGATGTCCGCTGCTTCTGTCAGCGCATCCAGGTCGTCGTTCCATGACTCTCCACCATATTCGTTCCTGGCGATCTCTTTGATTTTGCTCTTGGTGATCTCCAGCTGTTCGATGATTTCATCGTATGTCATAGTTGCCTCCTATTCTTCCTCGGTGTTTTCCTCATATTCGTCTTTTGATATGATTCGCACCTTTTCCTTCGGAACCTTGGCCATGCTGGCCATCGCCTCTAGCTGGCTGTTTGCGTATTTCTCAAAGTCAGTATTCTGCAGTCCTTCGATCGAGATCTCCACGATCGTGGCTGCGTATCCGGTGGTTCCTTCTCCTCCGTATAACTCTGCATCCTTTATCTCGAAGTAAATTCCGAGCGACATGCTTGCGTCTTTCATTTCAGTACCTCCTTCGGATCCGCGAGGCCGAACGTCAGGAGCGCCATGTTGGCTGCTCTTACCTGATGCTCGTAAAGGCTGCCCTGCACCGGGTATTTGACCAGGGCCTCCGGTTCCTTCTCGACTCGCATCTTATCTACGGCTCGCTGTGTTTCATCCAATCGCTGCCTGTAGCTTTCTATGGCCGGTGGCAGTCTCACGATTTTGGAGAGCTTGTCCAGCAGTTCCTTGCTGCAGTCTCCGATCATCATGTTTTTGCGCCGGTCGTACTTCATTGAGTTCCAGGACTTTATGATTGCCATCTGTGTATTGTCCACCTCGATCAGCATGATCTTTCCGTCCTTCATTGCCATCTTCAATCTTCGTTACCTCTTTTCTGCTTCCGATCTGAGCCAGGCACGCACTTGTGAAGCGCTGCTGGTACCCATCCGTCAGCTTGACTTCCATTCTGATTCCCATTTGTCCTCACTCTTTCTCTGTGTAGAAGGTGTGCGCTCCGTGTGAATAACTTCTGCAGGTTCCTGCTATGCCAGGTGCTTTCGTCGCTGGCCTTTTCAAAGTAGAGGGCTCCTTGGCTTTCATCCCAGTGCTCTACTGTGATCAGCTCCATTGCCTTCATGCAGTCGGCATCCGGCTCCACCTTGTCATATCTGCCATTGCTCACCGGTGTGAATGCTCCGTCCTGCATGATCACTTCTTCGATCGTGTCCGGGAATCTTGTATCCCATACTCGATTCAGAACCACCAGCATGACCAGCGCCTTGCCTTCGGTGTCCTCTGATTCAGCTTCAGCCATTGCGATCTTCTCTAGCAGGTAGGCGTCGTTTGCATCAAAGTCCATGCTATGTATCAGCCCTGTCCGCGTTTGCTCCTGGTAGAGCTTCCACTCTGCTTCCTGGTCCTTCTGGTACTGTTCCTGGTAGTCTCTGATCATCTGAGCTTCCTTCTCTGCTTCCTCACGCTCCCACTGATGGTATGCATCTCTTTCTCGGCTCATCTGTTCGTATTCTTCCGGGGTGTACCATTGACCGTTCTCTGCTTGGAATCGGTAGGGCTCATAGTCGTCTGGATCCGGGAGTGGAGCTGCTATGCACCAGGCTCCCATGCCTGCGATAAGTACTCCGATGCAGATTCCTGGCACTGCCTTATTCAATCTTCGGATGATTCGTTTCCGGCGTCTTCCTCTCTTTATTGTTTTATTGATCTTAGCTCTCATTGCTTTCCGGCGTTCATCCTCTGTCTGATACCTCTGCATCTTACTCACTTCCTTCTTATAAATTCTTTAATTTAGTAGTTGACTTCCGGAGCTGTTTATATTGCTCTCTAGGCTTGGCTGGGCCCGGCAGTCTGTGACAGGTTCTCCATAGGGTTGAAGAAGAACCTGTCCGCTGTTTGCTCCCTGAGTATTGTGTGGGGTAGCCGTATAGCTGTTGCCTGCAGTGCGGTCTGTTTCATCGCCGCCATCCGGGTGTATTACGCACCCACCAGTCCATGCTCCGGATGTTCTCTCTCCTGGTGTTCTCATCTGCCTCCTAGCCGCCATTGTTTTACTTGGGCTCACGCTATCTCTCCCAATTACGACGGTTGGCCGCAGGCTCCGGTTATCCGCCGAGCGGATTTATTGCATCGGCTCCGCCAGACCAGACAGTTTTTATTGAGGTGTCATGCTTCCT